GCCTTGCGCATCTCGTCGCTGTCGCCCATGGCGCAGGTGAAGGGATTGTGGATCATCATCATGCTGGTGGGGCTCATGCGCACCTTCGTGCCCGCCATGGCGATGACACTGGCCGCGCTCGCCGCCATGCCGTCGATCTGCACGGTGATGTCGTGGGGGTAATCCATGAGCATCGTGTAGATCTGACTGGCCGCGATGCAGTCGCCGCCGGGCGAATTGATGTGCAGGAGGATCGGGCCGCTGCCCGCGAAGAGCTCCTCCTTGAACATGGCGGGCGTCACTTCGTCGGAGAACCAGCTCTCCTCAGCGATGACGCCCTCCAGGAACAGGGTGCGGGTCTCGTCCGCGTTCTTTACCCAGTTCCAGAAATGGCGCATAGGCTTAACCTCCTTTTCGGTTGTCGGTTCGGGTTGTACTTGTGCTGCCCGTGGCGTCCTCCGCCCGCGCTTGCATGGCGGTGGTGATGGGAATCATGTTCCCGTTCACGAGCAGGGCATCGCCTCCATCCTCTGCGGGGATGGGGTTCTGGTTCTCCAGGGCCCGGATGTCGTTGGCGCTCATCCACCCGTTTTGCCGGGCAATGGCATAGCCCTCCATGCGGGATTTGTAGTCGCCGCGCATCAGGCCGTCGATATTGAACTGGACATAATAAACGCCCTTCTCACGGTCTGTGAAAAGAGCGCGGTTCATGCTCTGTTCAATGCGCACCAGCCAGGGGCGGATGGTGTGGACGGCGAAGTCGATGGACTGGTGCTCGATGTTGGAGAACGTGGCGTGCTCAAGGTCGCCCACCAGGTGCGGCGGCACACGGAAGATGCGGCAGATTTCATCCACCTGAAACTTCCGCGTCTCCAGGAACTGCGCTTCGTTGTTCGGCATGGCGATGGACTCAAAGCGCATACCTTCCTCCAGCACGCAGACCCGACCGGCATTGGAGGAACCGCCATAGGCCGCGTTCCAGCTTTCCCGGAGCGCCTTGGGATTCTTCACGGTGTTCGGGTGCGTCAGGATGCCGGAGGGCCGGGCTCCATTGGAGAAGAACTTCCCGCCGTATTCCTCGGCTGCGATGCCCAGGCCGATGGCATTGCGCTCAATGGCGATGGGACTGTAGCCCATGATGCCGTCGAAGCCCAGACCGGGAATGTGCAGCACATCCTCGGGTGCCAGCGTCACTGCCTCACCGGAGGTAGTAGTGTACACATACGTCAGCACGCCATTCTTGTCCCGGTCCACGTTCATCTTGTCCGGGAGCAATGGGTACAGGCCGGTGATACGATTCCGCCCCGTCCGGATGATCTGGCAGTAACTGTTCCCATAAAGCAGTAGGTGCGCCAGCATGACCTCTCGCAGCACGAAGGAGGTCATTTCGCTGTTGGGCTCATCATGGAGCAGCCGGTACAGCGGATGGTCCGTCGCCTTCTTCGTGCCCTCGCCCTCCGCCTGGTATACCCCCAGCGGCAGGCTGGCGATGGTTTCGGAGATGACGCGCACGCAGGCGTAGACGGTGGACAGCTGGATCGCCGTCTGGACCGTGACGGACTTCCCGGCACCGCTGCTGCCAAAGAAGAAGGATGGTGCGCCGCTGACGGCATCCTTGGGCGAAGGTTGCCTGCCGGGCTTGTCGCGAGCGCGAAACAGACTGGAGAAGGGATTTTTCATGTTCGCTCTTTCCTTTCTATATAATCATGTGGCATAGTCATCACATACCACTCCCTGTCTTTCGGTCGTGGTGCTCCTTGCAAAGCGGCTGCCAGTTGGATTCATCCCAGAACAGCTTCATGTCGCCCCTGTGCGGGATGATATGGTCGACGACCGTGGCGGCAGTCAGCTTTCCTTCTGCCTGGCAGGAAACGCACAGCGGATGCCGCCGCAAATAGGCAGCCCGCGCATCGCGCCACCGGCGGTCGTAACCCCTGAAGGCAGCACCGCCGCGCAGCCGGTCGCTGCTCTCGGCGATATGTTCCTTGCAATAGACCTGCCCCTGTTCGCAGAACCCGGCACAGCCTGGATAGCGGCAGGGGCGTCTCGGTTTCACGGGCATGATGCTCACCTCGTCAATAGTGCCTGTGCATTCCGCAGGAATTGTATTCGTGACAGATGCCGCCACAGTAGATGCAATGGGGTACCAGGTGCCGCTTCATCTCGGGAGTCGCCCTTACCACGACTTCCCTCATGCCCTGCATGATGGTGCGCGTGATTTCGGCGGCGGTCATGCACAGTCGCTTGTTCGCCATGATCATGAGCGCTTCCGCATTGCAGTCCAGGATCATGCTGACCGGCGTGCAGCGGGCTGCAAGGTCGCCGTCCACGGCCTTGGTCAGGTCGTCCACGGCCTGCTTGATATACTCAGGCGGCGTCCTGTCTGTCCGAAGCGTGGATACATAGGGCTGCGCGTGAACGTGACGCGCAAAGTGGGTCGCCGTGTTGCTGGGGATGTCCTCGATCTCGAAGCTGTACATGGCCCGGCGGATGGGTGAATGCCTGCAATCCAGCATGTGCTCTATCCACTCTGAATCAGGACTGTTCCTGGGGCGTTTCCCGGCGGTGATCAGGGCACGGCGCTTGACGGCCATCCAGTCGTCCGGGCCGGGATATTCAATGAGCGTGATCCTTGTCAGCCCATGGCGGTGCCTGACAAGGGTGCGAAACCTTCCACTATAATCGATCATAAGCCCTCATAAAATAAGCAGCCCCCGGTCATCATAGACGGAGCTGCTGTTCTGGTTCTTCATTGCCCGGTCGAGCGCCATGACCAGCGCCACCGCGCCGTCCACCTTCTCGGTGCTCTCCTCCTCGTCAAACTTCAGGTTACCCGCCGGATCGGTGCGCACGAAGGCGTTGTCCATGTTCCACCGGAGCACCGGGTGTCCGCCATGGTTGAGTTTGCGCTCCAGCACGATGCGCATCAGCTCCTTCGTGGGCGGGGACATATCCCGGAAGCCCTGTCCGAAGGGCACCATCGTGAAGCCGTCATCCTCCAGCGTCTGCACCATCATGGTGGCGTTCCACCGGTCGTAGGCGATCTCCCGGATGTTGAACTTCTCGCCCAGCTTCAGGATGAACTGCTCGATGAAGCCGTAGTGGACGACGTTGCCCTCCGTCGTCATGATGAAGCCCTGTTTCTCCCATTTGTCATACATGACATGATCGCGCCGGACGCGCAGCTGCAGCGTATCCTCCGGGAGCCAGAAGAACGGCAGCACGATGTACTGTTCGTCCTCATCCCTGGGCGGGAACACAAGCACCATCGCGGTCAGGTCGCTGGTGCTGGACAGGTCGAGCCCGGCGTAGCACTCCCGGCCTTCGAGCTGTTTCGCATCCACCACACCGGCGCAGGCGTCCCACTTGTCCATCGGCATCCAGCGAACAGACTGCTTGACCCACTGGTTCAGGCGCAGCTGGCGGAACATATTCTCGTCGGCGGGCGTCTCCTGGGCCTTGCGGAAGGCATCGCGCACCTTGTCGATAGCGATGGTCTTGTCGAGCGAAGGATTGGCGCGATACCAGTTGCGCTCATCCGTCCAGTCGGCATCGTCCGGCAGGCCGAACAGCACCGGATAGAACCGGGGATCGTCCTTCCTGCCCTCGATGATATCCAGCGCCTTCTGGTGGACTTCCCAGCAGATGCTGTTCCTGTCTGTTCCCGCCGTCGTCAGCAGAAACCACAACGGCTGCTTCCTGGCGTCGCCGGAGCCCTGGGTCATGACATCATACAAGGCGCGTGTCGGCTGGGTGTGCAGCTCGTCGAAGATGCAGGCGCTGACGTTCAGGCCGTGCTTGGTGGCCACCTCCGAGGACAACACCTGGTAGATGCTGCCAGTCGGCTGGTACACCATGCGCTTGGTGGATGGTATGATCTTGATGCGCCGCGACAGCGCTGGGGACTGCTTCACCATGTCCACGGCCACATCAAACACAATCGCGGCCTGCTGGCGGTCGCTGGCGCAGGAGTAGACCTCCGCCCGCCACTCGTCATCGTTGCACAGCATATTCAGCGCGATAGCCGCGCCGAGCTCGCTCTTTCCGTTCTTTTTTGGTATTTCGATATAAGCCGTGTTGTACTGGCGCATGGTGGGATCATCGTCACGCACCGTGCCGAACACGTCCCTCACGACCTTCTCCTGCCAGGGCAGCAGCTTGAAGGGCTGGCCGTGGAACTCGCCCTTTGTGTGGCGCAGGCATTGAATGAACTGCGTCACCCGGCGGGCCTTCGCCTCACTGAACATCCTGCCACCCGCCCTTCAGCACCGACTCCATCGGGTCGTCGTCGTTACCCTTTTCGCCGGTATTCGCATACAGCCGCGCCCGGCTGGACGGCGTCAGGCCGAACTCCGAGCAGAAGGACTGCATGATCTTCAGGTTCTGCATGGCGATGCTGACCTGCGGCACCTGCTGCACATAGCCGCTGGGCGTCTTGAAGATGGTGCCGTGCTTCGACAGGAATTCCTCCGCTTCACGCCACCGTGCGTATGCCTGGCAGTAACCGGCGAACGCTTCCAGGTCGTGTTCTGTCAGCACACCCATCGCAATCAGGGAAGGAGCCAGACGCTGCCATTCCTGCTGCGCCTCGGGCATCAGCCAGTCAGGGCATTCAACATTGACCTGCGGCGGCGTCGGTTCATCCGTGTTCAGCGGCCTGCGGCCCTTGCCCCGGTCGCCTTCCAGCACCTTCAGCGCAGTGGGCAGGGGCTTTCTCCCTCTGGTAGCCATCTGTCATCACCTCCAATCTTTTTTTGATAGCCCTTATTTCCATCTCGTGTTGAGAAACACCACAATGG